CTTGGTTATCAACTTCTTGACACACGATTCACAGGCACTTCTTCAGCCGCCCTCTCTGGTTTAACTGGTGAGTGGTTGTTTGCAGATGCAGACCGTGGTGTTGCAGAACTTCTTTCAAACTACGAATTGACAGGTAAAATCCCTCAGATCGAGATGAAGTTCGAAAAGACCGCTGTCGAAGCTGGAACTCGCAGACTTGCTACTCGCTGGTCTGTTGAGCTTGAGCAAGACCTTAAGAACATGCAAGGTATCGATATCGACGGTGAACTCACTAATGCTATGTCATATGAGATTCAAGCCGAAATCGACCGTGAAGTTGTGATTCGTATGATTCAGTCCGCCATGAATGGTGGACCAGGTGCTGGTTACTCCTTCTGGAGCCCAGTAAGTTCAGACGGTCGTTGGACTGCAGAGCGTAATATCACTTTCTATCAAAAGCTACTCATCGAAGCTGGTCGTATGGCCGCTCGTAACCGTAGAGGCGCTGCTAACTTTGTTATCGCAACTCCTCGCGTTTGCACCATCCTTGAAATGCTTCCTGACTTCAAGACATTTGAAATCACTGGAAACGTTACAACCGCTGGTGTTGGAGTATCTAAGGTAGGAACTGTAGGAAGCCGCTTCACAGTATATCGTGATACACGTACCGAAGTACAAAATCAAACTCTCTATTCACCGAACTACTATCGCAATAGTCCAAATGCTGGACAAGGCGTTGAGTATGCTCTTCTTGGATACAAGGGTTCTGAGTACTACGACACTGGTATCATCTATTGTCCTTACATCCCGATCATGGTTCAAAGAACCATCGGACCAAATGATTTCGCTCCTCGCGTTGGTCTCATGACCCGTTATGGAATCGTTAATAATATCTTTGGTGCGAATCTTTATTACCATCTGATCATTGTTAAAGGTCTTGGTGCAGCATTTACTCCTGGTACAGTTTCCACATACTTATAATGTGAACTGACTGAAGTAAGTACTTCAAAAAGTCTATCAAACCATGGGGGCCGAAGACCCCATGGTTTCTTTTTATATATTTAATAATTGACAATATATTTGGATGTAATATAAATAATTATATGGATATAAAAACTATCATTCAAAAAGAATCTGATGAAAAGTACAATGGATCTTTTAGATTTTTCAAAGAACAAAACTTAAAAAAGTTGGTAAGTGAAAAGGGATTTAAATATATCAAATCTAAAATTTCTGAAGATTTACATTTTCCTATATCTTTAATGGTATATTGTTTTGTGAATGACATATACAAACATCCCACATGTGTTTGCGGAAATAAACAAAAATTCAACACTGCTAAAAAAGAATTTTCAAAATATTGTTCTAATAAATGTAGATATGAAAATTTTTCAGATATTATATCTGTTAGACAGCAAACAAATTTAAAAAAGTACGGATCTACTAATGTATTAGCCAGTGAATATGGTAAGAAAAAAATATTAGAAACTAACTTATCAAAATACGGTGTTTCTAATTACACAAAAACTAAAGAATTTAAAGAAAAAGTTAAAGGTAAAAGTAATTTAACTTCCGATGGTAAGAAAATGTTAATTGAAAAAATAAAAAGAAAACATTACGATTCCATTTTTACAAAGTATACAAATTTTATTCCATTGTTTAAATTTGAAGAATATGATGGAGTAAAAGGATATAAAAAATATCCATGGTTTTGTAAAAAATGTAACTCTAATTTTATATCATCTTTTGATAATGGTTGTGCTCCTATATGTGATAATTGCAAACCTAAAGGAACAGATTTAGAAATATTCATTAAGAAGTTTTTGGATAAATATAAAATTGAATATATATTCAGATATAGAAAATTAGAATCTGGAAGAGAAATTGATTTTTACATACCTTCTAAGAATTTAGGAATAGAAACCAGCGGATTATATTGGCATTCAACTGCAAATAAAACATATTCAAAAAATGATCATATTTCTAAATTAGAAGAATGTGAACATCAAGGAATAAATTTAATAAATATTTTCGCTGATGAAATTTATAACAAACCTAAAATTGTAATTAATAGATTAAAAAGTAAATTAAGTCTTGTAAAAAGAAAAATACCAGCCAGAAAATGTCAAGTTGGAAAAATTAGTAATATTCAATGTGAACATTTTTTAAAAAAATATCACATACAAGGAAATATCAAAACAAATATTAAATATGGCTTGTTTTATAAAACTCGTTTAGTTGCAGTTATGACATTTAACAAAGGAAGATTAGCGACTGGTAACAAATCAATAAATGGAATTTTTGAGCTTGGTAGATATGCAACAATAGCCAACTTTAATATTGTTGGAGGTGCTGGTAAATTATTATCTTTTTTCAAAAATCAACACAGTCCAGAAAAAATTTATTCATATGCAGATAGAAGATGGAGTAATGGTAATCTTTATAAAAAATTGAATTTTAAATTAGATAAAGCAACTATTCCTAATTACTGGTATGTGAAAGATTTCAAAAACAGACTACATAGATTAAAATTTCAAAAAAATAAATTAAAACATTTTTTAAATTATGATGAACAAAAAACTGAAGAAATGATAATGAAAGAGTCTAAATTTTATAAAATATGGGATTGTGGATCTTTATTATTCATCTTATAATATAAAAAATAAAAACAAATAACTAAATAATATTATGGCTAGTTATACATTCGACACGCAAATTTTATCAGCAGAAAAATTAGGTATTGGAAATCCAGTAGCGCCTAGCAGTTCATTTCCGTTGACAGCTGCTGGTATTGGAATTATTTCACTTTCTTCTATACATGATGGACTCGCTTTTAACTCTCTTCCATTAAGTGCTCAAGTAGTTACAACCACTGTTAGAGGCAGCGTTTTCAATATAAATAGTGCTTATCATAACAAACCGATGGCGCTATTTGAACACGATGATACTTATACTGTGTTTACTTTCAATTCATCAGCTCCAACATCACAAGTTCTTTTACTTTCTGGTACACGCGATGTATCAACACCAGAGCATAGAAGAAAGTGGGTTTTGGGATATTATTAATACAATAAACATTTAAATTTAAATATTAAACACCAGATTAAATTCTGGTGTTTTTTATTATATAGTTAAATAATAATACATGTTTATCGGAGGTTCGGGAACTGGCAATGAATTTAATAGAAACGATCAAGGTTTTTATAGAGGAATTGTTGTTAAAAACAACGATCCCCTTCGTTTAAATAGAATTAAAATTTACATTTCCGAATTATCAAACCAGCCTTTCGAAGAGTGGTTTGATTCATATGATGAAATTGAAGTAAAAACACCTGGTGAAAATAATACAGATGATAAATGGTCAGATGTTAATATTTTTGAAGAAATATCAAAAAACATTCCATGGGCTGAACCTTGTTATCCAATTATAGGAGAAAGTGGAAACAGTAGATATTATAAAGATGGTAAAATAGTAACCATATCTGATTGTAATTATCTTGAAGGATTTGAAGTTATAAATGATGAGCCTCCATCTTTAGAAAAAGGATCATTTGCGCCATCATTTATATATGAAAATGGCGGTACATATATTGGAGATGCTTTTTCTAATCCAACTGCTAATTTTTCAGCACAATGCAATCCTTATAGTTTTTTATATAAACCATCATCACACACAAACAAAGCAAAGGGCGTTTTTGGTATTCCAGAAGTAGGTTCTAAAGTTTGGGTATTCCATTGGCAAGGAGATTTCAATTTCCCTGTTTATTTTGGAACTATGAAAGATTATAGAGAACTCACATTGATCAATGATACTGATAATACAACAAAAATGAGCCCATCATATCCTGTTGATTTTGAAAATTAAACCTTAAATAATTCAAGTGTCTTTAAGATATAAAAATAGAACAATTATAAATCAAAGGGGGGGTTCGATAGATATTGATAATTCTACCGAAAAAGAAAAAATACAAATCTCTCATAGAAGCGGAAGTAATTTAAATTTTACAAATATAGTTACAAGCGAATTAGCTTCTAATAATAAACAATTAATTGTAATAAACGATAATTATAAAACTGTAGGTGGTACAGATTCAGAATATGTAGTAAAAGACAAAATAGAAAGAGTTGGAGAAAATTCATATTCATTTAAAGGAACTTATGGAGATTCAGAAATAGACGCATTTAAACAATGGAAAGCTGCATATAAAACAATAGCAAATGCTAATTCCAGATTTAAAATTAATAGAGGCGGCGCAAGCTTTCCAAACGGTCCAACTACACCAACAAGTGGAACTAGATCTTCAAATCCAACATTAAATCAAACTATCGTTCCAGTTGAAAATAATTTCGGAGGATACATTAAAACACCTATTAGAAATGCATCAACAGATGAAGTTGTTGATTATGTTCCTATGCCATATAGGGACACAGAACCAGCAACTCCGAAAGATGTAACCACATCTGATGTCGATTTGGCTGCGGGTGTTAATGGATCTGCTGCTCCTGGTGTTTTAGAATTTGGATCTTCTAATTCAGCAGCTACCGAAGACGGATCTTGGACACCCAACACGCAGTCTACTAATATTGGAAATTCTATAAAAAATTTACAAGATAGTGCTTTAAACGCTATAGAAGCACAAATGGGAAATGGTGGCGATGATATTTCATTCGTTAAAAGAAATAAATCAGATACCGTTGGTGCTATTTTCAATGATTATCCATCTATAAGAATAGATACCAAAGGAAGAAGTCAACCAATAGAAGTTGTAGTATCAGCATCAGGTGCTTTCAAAAATCACGATTATGTACCAATTGTTGAAGATATTGATAATTCTTCAACATTTCCGTGTGGAAATGAAAATAAAACAGTGGGAAATAAATATAATTTAAATGTAGGATCAGGAGGAATTAATTTAAAATCCACGGGTTCTATTGAATTAGGAGGTAGTAATTTAAAAATGGGATTCCAAAAAGTTAATATAAGTGCTCTTCATGGTATACACTTACATTCAGAAAGCGTTGTTGAATTAGTATCATTAAAATCTATATCTTTAAGAACAAACAGACAGGTCTATATAGAAAGTTCATTAGGTGTTAAAAATAATACAATAATTGGCGGAGGTCTTTATACAGAAGGTGAAGTTTATCTACATCATATAACTGCACCAATCGAAATTCAACAAACTTTAGATACTACATTGTACGGTAGATTCAATTGCACAGCCCCAAGAACACTTCCAATTGGTGAAGTATTTGATCCAGAATGGGGATGGTTAACTGTTTATGCGTTGGCTGATGATAATTTGATTATAAATTATCCACACAGTCATCATTTCCCAAATCTTCCTTTGAGATTAACAAGTTCAAATTCAGATGTTCGTAAATTTGCAGCTAATGAGAGAATAAACACGCATGGTGCTTTTTCTACAGCATTAGCTCAAAAACACGAAAGAAGAAGGGCTGAAGTTGCTCCTTAATCAAACAATCTCATCGATTATTCCAAATTCCAAACATTCATCAGCAGTTAGCCAAATATCTTTCTTCAAAAGATCATCTAACTTTTTCATTGGAATTTTAGTGGTTTCTTTATAGAAAGACTTAATAAGTTTCATTAATGTTGTGGAGTTGTAAAATTCATCTTCCATTTCGCTGAACTTTCCATACATTCCACCACTTAATTGATGAATTAAAAGATGTGCATGTTTTCCCATGAATCTCTTATTACCAATTGCTGAAATTAAAGTACCAGCACTTGCTACTGAACCATCAACATGTGTATATACTTTAGATTTCATTTTTCTAATTATATCAACAGTTGAAAATGCTGGGAAGATTTCCCCACCGTATGTGCATAAATGTAAGTGGCAAATAGGATCGAAACAATCACCCAATGCATTTTTAGTATTTTGTAATTTAACATCTATCTCCAACAAAAGCTTATTCAATTCCAAAATTGAATTGGCATCTATATCAGAATAGAATAATATTTTATTTTCTAAAACTTTAATATTAGACTGAACCGACCATCCTTCATTTGCAGATGGTGTTTGAAGGTTTAAAAATATTGGTTGATTTTGAGGAGCTTCCTCCTCTTTGTTTGCTTTATATACCCAGTTTTTCATATGTTTAATTTGTTTATTATGATTCACAAGTGGAACAAGTTAAAATTGATCTTGCTAATTCTTGAGACGGATTTGAACTTCTTTGATAATATAATCCTTTTATACCTTGCTCCCATGCAAAAATCATAAGCTCGTTGACTTCTTTGGGTTTTGCGTTAGGAGGTATCATCAAGTTAAGAGATTGACCTTGATCAATAAATTTTTGTCTTTGTGCAGCTTGTATGATAATTTCCTTTTGAGAAATTTCACCAAACGTTTTAAAAACATCTTTTTCTTCTTGAGAAAGAAAATCTAAATGTTGAACTGATCCACCTTTGATAAGTATAGATTTCCAAGTTTCTTGATCGTTCTTTTCTTTACTCTTTAAAAGATTTTCCAAATGTGGATTTTTAAAAGTAAATTTACCTTTAGCAAGATCTTTAACAAAATAATTACTATTCAATGGTTCTATTGATGGAGAAGATTGACCTAAAATAAATGAACTGCTTGTAGTTGGTGCAACTGCCAGTGTTGTTGTATTTCTTCTATTGTATCCTTCTAAAATAGGAGCCTCGCCAAAAATTCCAGCAAGTTCTTCAGAAGCTTTATCAGAATGCTCACGAATATGTTTCCAGATTTCCATATTCAATATTTTCGCATCCATTGATTCAAATGCCACCATTTTGGATTGTAATAAAGAATGCCACCCAAGAACCCCAACACCAAGCGCTCTTTGATTAATTGCAAATCGTCTAGGAGCTTCCATGAATTTAACACCATCTGTTTTTTCAATAAATTCTGTCATTACAGCATCCAAGAAATAAACCAAAACTTCAACAGCATCAGTATCTTTCCATTCTTCCCATCTTTCAAGATTCAATGAAGACAAATCACAAACGAAAGATTCATCTTCAGAGTTAGAAAGCATTATTTCATTACAAAGATTAGAATTATTAATTTTCAATCCTTTATCTTTATAAACTTGTGGAGCTTGGTTATTAGCATTATCAGAAAAGAAAATATAAGGATATCCAGATTCAAATCTCTTTTTAATTACCTGTCCCCATATTTTACGAGCCTGTTTATCTCCATCGATCATTTTTTTCATCCATTCATCTGAAACACAAACGCCGATAGACATTTCTTGAATTTCATGACCTTCTCCTCTAATCTTTAAGAATTCTTCGATATCGGGATGATCAACAGGAAGATAAGCAGCAAATGAACCACGTCGAACATTACCCTGCGACACAACGTTCATAAGCTTATCATAAAGCTCCATAAAATGAATAGAACCAGTAGAACTACCACCTGATGATATCGTGGCTCCACGACCTCTCAAGGCTCCAAAATAAGCACTTGTCCCGCCACCACCTTTGGTCATTTGACCAACTTCGGCAACTTTTTCTAAAATAGAAACCATGGTGTCTCCTATATAACTTCCAAAACATGAAATAGGCAATCCTCGTTCACGCCCAAAATTACTCCAAATCGGACTTGACAAAGAATAATATCCTTTAGACATATAATCATAGAATTTATCTGAAAATCCTTCTATACCTAATAGGCTTTGCGCTCTATCAGCTATATCTTGAATTCTTTGTTCTGGTGTTTCGCCTTCTATTAAATATCCTCTTTCGAGAAATTTCCTTGAGTCTTTATTGAGCCAATATATATTCTGTGTCATAAATTTTATTAAAGTTGTTGTTTATATCTTATCAGATTGAGCAGACATATCAATCTTTTTTTTCTTTTCTTTTTAACCAAGCGAGTTTCATTTTTTTCTTAGTCTCTTCAGAACGTTTCTGACCTCTCATTTTTTTAAGAGTTTCTTCAGAATGCGTTTTACCCAACATTCCATCTCCGAGATTTTTTTTTGGATTGATTATATGAGAACGTTTTTTTCTAGTTGTTGATAATTTCACTTTTGCTTCTTCAGACATCGGTTTCCCTTTTTTAGAATCTTTCATTTTTTTAATTGTTTCTTTATTATGTTTTTTGCCATTGAATCCGCCGATTCTACCTTTTTGACCATCAGATATACGCTTTCTATGCTCTATCGATAATGATACTTTTTTATGCGATTTGGATATTTTTTGTTTAGTATATTCAGAATGTTTAATAAATGGAATTTTTACACCAGACATACATTTATAAGCTCTATAATCTCCTAAATGTCCGTTTATCTTCCATAGTAAATAATGCGCTATAATATGTTCTCTCAACGTTAGATATGTACAATTACTATCTATATACTCACCGCCTTGATGACCTGGTTTTATTCTATGTCGGTATAATGTTTTATTATTTTTCCATTCAGTTACTAGATGAAATCTTGATGTTACTAATTTATCATAGATTTCTTTGTACATGTTTATATTTATATTATTAACTAGTAAGTCTTTATGGATTTTTTTTTAAAATAAATCATCTTCGGAAAATGATTGATTCTTTTTATTATATCCCGTGTCTTTACTATGGAAAAAATCAGTCATGTTATTACCGAATAATTCTTCTGTAAACCAAAAAGTCGATTTTAATAATTCTTCATCGATTTCAAACACTTTTGAAAATCCTATTTGACTTAATGATTCGTTGATTCGGTTTTTGATGAATTCTTTAAGAATATTAGCAGACAATCCTGGTTCGTCAATACCATTAACCATCCAATCTACAATTTTAGCTTCGGATTTGAATGCTTCTTGAGCTTCCATTAAAATTCTTTCTTCTAATTCTTGATCAAACAATTCAGGCAATTCCTCACGAATAGTGTTAATAATTTGTATACCAACCAAAGCATGAATATTTTCTTCATTACGAGTATACTTAACTTGTTGATCTGTATCTTTCAACACGTTTTTAAATCTTGCAAACCAATTGATAACATAGAATTGTGAAAATAAAGAAACATTTTCAACGAAAAGTGTGAATAAAATCAATGCGTATAAATATTGTTTCTTTGAATCTTTATAAAATTTATGAGTATATTTTTTTAAATATTTCACTCTGCCTTGAATCCACTCAAGTTTAAGATTTTCTTCAAAAATATCCTCTAATTCTAAAACGCTCAACAAACGCTCATATGCACTGTTGTGAATAACTTCCACATTAGCCATAACATATCCAAGATCTTGAAGAGACGGGTGTGGGAGATTATCTCCCAATTTAGCCCAAAATGTTTTAACAGCAACTTCGATTTGTCCAATTGCAGAAAGAGTTCTTATGATGATTTCTCTTTCTTGCTCTGTCAATTCTACTTTAAATTGTTGTACATCAGATTTAAAATTAAACTCTTTATCAGTCCAAAAGCCATTTTGCATTGCTTCAATAAATTGTTCTGTCCACGGATATCTGTTTGGTTTTCTGCTTATTTGCTCTTGGAATATGTTCATTTTTGTTTCCTCTAAATTCGTTTTCAATAATGTATCGTCATTCATAAAATTGTCAATTAAGCTTTTTGTTTGATTATTTAGTTGGCTATTTTTGTCTTTCAAAAAACATTTTTTATCATTCCGTTTAATTAAATAAAGATAATCATGAGTGATAAATGGATTGAAGAATTAAGCTTACTTTATGAATCAGATCCCAGACAAATAACACCACATAGAGCATCTGGAATGGGTCCAGAAGCATACGATCCTAGAAACTCATGGAGTGGTAAAGTTGGAATTTCTGATGGCACAGCAAGCACTAGAGCAGCTGCTACGCCATATCAACAATCTTTTATTGGAGAGATGGAAGAAGATGAAAATAAAATAATGTCTGCTATACAAAAAATAGAAGACCAATTTAATTCTAATTCTGATAAAGACAAAAGCGTTAGATATGCATTGGGTCTTCTTAAAAAAGAATTAAAGCGCAAGCTTTAATAAATTTATCTACTTATCTCTTCCCAATCCATGGAAGCATACATACCAGTTGTACCACTGGAACTATTAGCAGCTGCAACTAATGTGAGTTCGTAAGGAGTGCTGGTAAAATAATTTCTCTCCAGTTGAAATTTAAAGAGAGCTTCTTTTAAAATATCAACAGAAGGAGAGCTTTGATTGTTGGAACTTACATATCCACTAGCCAATATTCTTCCACCTGCAAAATTTGAACCAGTAATATTATATTGCACTGCACTATCTGATCCAGCACTCAACCACGTTCCCCCTGTTGTTGTTCCAGATGCTCTAACTTGCCAATTATAGTTTTTATTATCTCCATCTCCTAAAATGGATAATGCTGTCAATATAACAATAGCATCCAATCTATCTGTTCTTAATTTAATTGAAATGATAGGATAATATGTATTTGCAGCATCAAATGTTCTAGGTGCATTAATTGGGATAGATGCTGCTTGTTGTAATCCTCTCAATTCATAGCCACCTTCGGATATAACCGTACTACATACTTGCTTCAATCTACTAGGTCTCGCTGTAGCTTCTTTATTCTCTATTTCGTATCTTAAAGGTAATGACGCAGTGGTAATATATGTAGAGTCAATTAAGTTAGCGTGATGAAAGTAATGACATGATACAAACTGACCATTAATAACAAACCCAGTTCTAACAGTACCTAACCCCAGCCATTCTATATCCATGAATAGGATTTGTGCTTTTGTAATATCAAGTGTAATTCCTGATGGTCCTGAACCATCAAGCTTATCAACATTCCATCCTGATTGTGGTATTCTCGTTGAAGTAACAGTACCAGTTACAAGGCTGCGTACAACCATATACAATGAACTATCATCTAGTTCTAAATATATACCGTTTTCAGCTCCATAATAACCAACACGCTGTCTTAGGTTGGTAGTAGAAGGACTAAAAGTAAAGGTACTCATTATCTGTAACGATTTGCCTGGTTGATAAGCAAACACTTTTGTTGTCTCTCTATATACTTTAGAACCACTTAATGCATCTACCTTTAACTCTACCAGTCCTTGATTTTGATTAAACTGAGCAGATGCAGAGGTTGTGGTTGTACCACCTGTGAGAGTAGACCAAAGATTGTTATCAGCATATCTATGCGATGAATCAAATATAGTCAATGGTGCTGACATTCTAGTGCGTCCGAATGCATCACTAGCCATATTAAAATTACCAGCATAATTTGAAGACGTATCGTCGATATTTTTTACTAAAACTGCATATTTTGGATATATTGTATTTGTATAACCAGCTCCGTATGTTCCATTCGCAGAGGTTATTGGAGGAAATCTAGAATCATTTACAATTTCTACAAATTTATTATATTCAGTCGTAGCTTGATTGATTACAACATTGCTATTAATAGCCATATTTATATTTATCAAAAAATCGTACATCTTACATAATATTGACAAAAATAACAACGGTGTTTAAATATGTGCGACTTTCTGAAAAGAAATCACAAGAAAAAGGGGAGCAATGCTCCCCTTAACATTATAAAAAATTATGAAAAACTTATTATTAATACTATCGTGTAGTATTTTGTTAATAAACAATTCTGCAAATGCATACACTGAAATTAAAAAATCAAATAATGAAAATTATTTCATGGCTAGAATAACCTTTTACACAGACTGTCCAAGATATGGTAAAAAAACAGCCAGTGGAAAAATTGCGAAAGAAGGATATACTGTAGCAGCAGAGAAAAAAATACCATTCGGAACGCTTTATAATATTCCAAGTTTGAAAAATATAATAAAAACTGATGGGATATTTCAAGTTCAAGATCGAGGATCAGCAGTAGATAAAAGAACCGCTAGTAAAAATAAATATCCAGTTATTGATGTATACGTTTCTTCACATGAAAAAATAAATATTTTGAAAAAAATAAAAAATAACATAGTTAAAGTTTATTATTAATGAAAATTTTAAATAAAACAAAAACCTACCTTATAGGTCCAATGCAATATGGTGATGGTAGATCATGGAGAGAAGAGATATCTGAATTTTTAAAAACTATCGGAGTTATTGTGTTTGATCCATATAAAAAACCATTTATAAATGCACCATCTGAAGATGAAGATACCCATGCAAAAATGTACAAACTTATGAATATAGGCGAATATGATGAAGTTGCTGAACATTTTAAAGCTGTTCGTTCTTTTGATTTGTCTATGGTAGATAGAGCTGATTTTATCATATGTTATTTAAATCCTAAAGTTCCGACTTATGGAACTGTAGAAGAATTGGTAACAGCAGTTAGAATGAAACGTCCAGTTTTTGTTGTGATAGAAGGTGGTAAAAAAAATACACCACTGTGGGTTATGGGAATGCTGCCACACAAATATATATACGATTCATTTGATGAAATAAAACAAGTATTGACAAATATAAATGACGGACTAAAGTCAATAGACAGTGATCGTTGGAGATTATTTGAACAAGAATTAAGATGAAAGTGGAAGGTTTAATATCATTAAAACTTACAGACGCTTCTAAGCTAGAAGTGTTTTATCAATTTTTATTTGATAAATTCAATTTTAATAAAAATTATATAATTAAGCAAAATAAAATATATCAAATTGAAGAACACAGAGATGAATATTATGATATCTATATTAGAGACGCTGACGAATTAGATTATCACATATATGAAATAATAAAAAAAATAAAATGACATTTATTTAAAAAAAAA